CGTATATAGTAGCGAGAAAAGCAGTAGGCTGGAGATTGATTCCAATTCGATCTTCGGCGTGGTGGAGGTCCAGGGGACTTCATCGAGGGGTACGGGTTCAGATGTTAGCAGCATCACATACCAGCGGGTATGTGTTGATGCGGATGCATCGCCCCAGTTGCCAGAGCTTACCGTCTGTGACAGCGAAACCATCGTAAATCCGTCTTTCGAGACGGTGGTGGAATCGGATGCGCAGTCTGGGTTCGACGCAACTCCCGAGATGGGTTCTTTCGACCTCGTCCGGCGGGCAACAGTAGCATGGTTAGCAAACTTACTGTCCGCAAAACAAAGCCAGCAATCCAAGGGTGGTTGCTGGCCTCGGTGGTTTGACAATCGAGTCATGGACGTTATGACTCTTGTTGAACCTGACTCACCTGAGGAGGCAGGTGCAGTCTTCAACATTGTTGATGGCAATGTTGAACCGAGTTCAATCACTCTAGGTGTCACACCCTCGACACCCCTCGGAGATGAAGTTCGAGTTACCACAGTGCGCAAGGCCATTTTAAAGCGCCGTGGTAATAAGAACGTCAAACCTCTGAGGATACCGATCCTAGCGGGTGAGGTAGCTTCCCTGGTCAAGGTGCGTCTTGGAACACTGGCCGACAACAGAGAGAATAGGTTGTTGGTACGTTCAGACATGGCCAGGAGGGTGGAAGCTATGAGGAAGGACAAGGACCCCTTGTATGAGAATCTCAGAAATGCAGATATGCTGAGGCTCATTGAGGCTGCCGTTGTGCTGTATTGGGTGCCATCTGATTTTGAAATCGAATTCAATCAGTTGCGCAAGAACAAGCACATGTCCGCGCGTAACCAGTACCGTCATGACCTTATTGACGGTACTGGTAACGCCCGCTAGGGCCGCCCGGTGCGGTTTCAAGGATCCACTTCTCGGTCGACTATTACACCTACGCAAGTTCTTAGCGAGGTTAATGGGTCCGAGAATTGTGACAGGATCTTTGTTAAACCCACTGGGCGGGTAAGGAAACCTAGGACGTACTTCTCGTATGAGAGTAGGGGGCCTAGGTGGGATATACCTAACAATGACATTCATACCGTCGAGCATGCTATTTTAGAGCGAGTCTTTTTCACCAAGCAGAAGGGTGGTTACAGGCGAGCTCCAAAACCGTGGGATCCGGAGCATTGGCCAGAAATGCTTGACACTGGAAGTGGCTTAGAGCTACCCAGTGAAAAAGCAAGACGGCTCCTTTCCACAAAGTATGTTCGGGACAGAACCAATCTATTTGTCGAGCAGTTGATTAGGCTCATTGAGTCGGACGGCATTGCCAGCCCGTTAACGGACCAGGAATTTCTGGACCATTACGGTGGGGCGAAACGAAAGACTTACGCTGCCGCAATAGAATCTCTGAAAACACGTGAGTTGAATGAGAAGGATATGTCTGTGAAGTGCTTCACGAAGGATGAGTATCGCAAGCCTGGAGGGGCACCTCGGGCGATACAACCGCGAAGCCCACGGTACAATGTTATGTTAGGTCGTTACATAAAGCATGTAGAACACAAAGTGTTTGAGGCTATTGACAAGGTATTTGATAGCACAGGTCGCCACAAGACGGTGGCGAAGGGAATGAATATGGCTGAACGAGGCGAGACCATAGCAAAGATGTGGAGTTCATTCCAGAATCCTGTAGCAATCGGATTAGATGCGTCGCGATTTGATCAGCATATCAACGCAGATCTGCTCGGTATCGAGCATGAGATCTACGAAAGAATTACCGGCAGGAGTCCTGATCTGCCGTCCATTCGACGTTTATTACGCGCACAGAAATTCAACAAGGGGATTTACAAAGGCATAGATGGCATATTAGAGTACCTGGTTGAGGGTAACAGAATGTCCGGGGATATGAATACAAGTTTAGGGAACGTGATTATCATGTGTTGCCTAATGTATGCATACCTCAGTGAGCGGGGATTGCTCAACTCTGCCTTATTGTTGAATGATGGAGACGACTGTGTGTTGATAATGGACGCCCGAAATGCTGAAAAATTTAAAACAGGACTTGAAAGTTGGTTTTTACGCGTTGGAATCACAATGCAATATGATGGTGTGTATCACACGTTGGAGACGGTTGAGTTTTGCCAATCCCGTCCGGTGTGCATCAATGGATCATATGTGTTGGTTCCACGACCTACCAAGCGACTGTACTCGGATCTTTTCACAACGAAACCGATTAACTCCAAGAAAATCTGGACGAAGATGCTTGGAGCGAAAGGGGACTGTGGAGCAGCTATGAGTGCGGGTGTACCAATCTTTCAGGAGTATTACCAGTGGTTTTGTCGTTCAGCTAAACCATGGAGACCAGAAGAGGGAAGTTATTACTACCACTACCGCCAAGACCTATCGAGCGGTATGGTAGCGAAACGAGCGGAGATCACGATGAAGACTCGCATTTCCTTTTATTTTGCTTTTGACATCACGCCACAAGAGCAGCTGGCCTTAGAAAGGTATTACAGCGATAGAGCGCCTCTAAAATTTGAAAGTCCCATCAACCAATATTCCTTGCAGCTTGATGCTCCCCAGTATCTCGCTGAACCCGAGCAGCAGGGCTTGTATGAGCCCGGCTCCGGTTTTCAAACGCCAGTTTAGGAAGTCGTAGTAGGATACGTCCGAATGCGCCCGTGCCCGGAAGGCATAACACCGTACTGATTACGGCTCTAAATGATCAATTAGCCCTTAGATCATATGAGACGCTTGCGGTGTGTGGGAGGCCTATTTAGGCCAGGTTATCGATTCAAGTGCCCGCTTAAGACCAGATGATGGTCCAGTAAGTTTGAATCGTTGGGCTCTGCGGCGCTGCAGACTAATGTATCAACAGCGATCAAGACTACCACATTAATAAAACTAAACAAAACAATCAAACACCTATTTCCAAATCTACACAGACAAGAAACAAGAAGCCAAGCGTTCGCTCGACGAACAACGGCCTCGAAATTACACATACTGAGTTTGTCAATTTCATTGATGCAAACAATTCACTCTTTGAGCAATTGGTTGCTATCGGTAACACGTACAGACGCAATGAACCATTCCGCTACAGCATCAATCCTGGGGATGGCTCAACTTTTCCTTGGCTATCAGGCCTGGCGACTCGGTTCGAGAAATACGAATTCAGTTCGCTCAGGATGGTCTACAAACCGAGTTGTCCAACAACCACCGCGGGTGGTATGGCTCTGGTTGCTGTATACGACCCTGCTGATAGTGTTCCCTCTCATCGGGCTCAGCTCTTCAATGCTGAATCCTGTACTCGTGCTTCTATCTACGATAAGCTTTCGCTAGACCTAAAGAAAGCTCATCTTAAAGGAGAGCGCTACGTAAGAGCAACACACCATGGACTAGTTGACGCCAATGAGCTTCGTACATCTGACCCAGGGTACATGCTAGCATGTTCTATGAACGTCTCGACTACTGATATCCAGTATGGCGATCTTTTCGTTGAGTATACCGTCCGACTAATTGGACCCAAAGTCGGGGCAATACACGCGAAAAGCGCTTTCTACGAATTCACACCACAAACAAATCACACCGGAGTTGTCGGTACTGGTGGGCTGCCCTTTGCCCCCACACCCTACAACGGTGCGACTAACACTCAGCTTCAGCTCCCATTAGCTGACTATGCACACCCAGGAAATACTCTCAAACAGAGTCTTTACCACGATGGTACATCTGGACACTTGACCACCAACTATGCTGGTACAGGTTCCCATGCTACTGACGTGACGAGATTCCGTTTTGATGAGCCGTTTACCGGAATGATGACCCTCATGTCCCAAGGAGGGACCTCCGGATATTCCTGGGAAATCAACCCACCTGTAGCTCCATCCAGTGCTCCGACACGCGCTATCACTAGCGAAGTGGCGGGTCACAACTATGGTTTGACGAAGGAGATCCAGATCATGAACGTTGTCGCTAACGCTGGCGATGTCATCGATCTCGTGGGTAAAGCTGCATCCAGTACGCTGAATTGGATAGGAAAACTAGGAGTGCAATTTACAGAGGTAGCACCAATCCTCACCGACGCCGCCGAACTCGTCGGCTACTTGTAGTTCTTTAAGTATTTCAAAACGAGACTAGTTTGGGACAACCCTTTGGGGTTCTGATCATGCCGACCCCCGTCATTATGACGCGGCAAAAAGGGGGATAAAGCTAAACACACTATGAAAAGAGTATTATACGACAACTTTGAATTTCCACTGACATGGGTGGTTGCGCAATCTTGGACAACTCAGACCGTAAGCAGGTTGCCTTACCAAAGGAACCTGTTATAAGTCAACAGGAGAAGTCCGCTATGTAAAATAAAGTTCAAGTCTAAACGCTCGCTCAGTAATAGGAAGTTGTTGGGGTACGCCGGAAACGTACCGTCAGTAAACCCATTGCCCTTACGAACTAGACCCATGTCCTCGTATAGAGATATGCTTTCTGTGACATCCCAGTCACTAGCCTCACGTGGCGGAGCAGGGTGTAATCCCTTGCAGCCAATTCCCGAAATGGGTCCTATCATAGCCTGATAGATGGTTAATCACGCAATCTTAACATGTGAATGTTGAGGGAGTTTGTTGACAGAGAGGAGG